CTCCGTTTCTAAAAATCTGTGTACCCTTTATACCATATATCGACGCCACGACAAGGATCCAAAGGTTTGTGAACCATGACGGAAGCTGCGAGAACATCTCGAAGAACAATTTCACCTTATCCATGGCAGTCGGGTCGTCCGATATCACCGCCCAGGCGAGCACCACCACGGGCAACGAGAGAATTATGAGAACCGCCTCGTCCTTCCAGTCTGATTGTCGGGCCTCAAGAAGTTTTCCCTGGTATTGCTCTTCACCACGAGCCATTTTTTCTGCATGCATCAGTTGTGCATCAGACATCGCCATCTTCGTTCTCTGCTTGTTGGCGTAGATCTTACTTCCTGCAGAGACGGCTAGTTTTATCGCCGATAACCACATGGATTAGTACGCCTTTGAGTTTCTTTTTTTCTCTACTAACATTCTTTTCTGACCACCAACTGGCATCTCAGGTTTTCCTGTAGCAATATAGTTAAAAGCACCATCAGCAGTAGTTTTTGATCTAGGATCTACCTCGATACTCTGCTCTGCAACTTTAACTTCTTTAATTTTATCAAGCTTTTGCATTTTTGCTCCTTTTTTTAGTTTTTTCTACACCTTTTATAACACCTTTGTTACGAGATGCATAGAAAACTGTTTCGCCCCTCTTTTTTCCATATTGTTTCTTCATGGATTTCATAATTTTCTTCCCTTTTTCTGTCAATGGCATAATTAATCCTCTATCAAGACCTTAGCCTCATTGACTCCGCTCTTCGCAAGGCTGACTCCAGCTCTTAATTTGGCCAAATCCTCGTTCTGATCCATCTTATCCTCTGCGATATCGCCCTGTTGCATCAATCTTGCCCTTGCAAGATCGTTCTGAGCCTTATCATTATCTTTTTTACGCTCATTTTCCATCGCACGTAGGTCGACCTCACGTGATTTTAGTTTTAGAAGAGGATCATTATCGAATTGTGACGTGATTTTCTTCTCCTCTTTCATGAATTCCTCTGTCATCTCTGCGATTAACACAGATTTTCTCGATTCGATCTGGTTTGTGAGTGCCTGAAGCTGTTGTTGTACCATAGGATTCATAGCTGCCTGTTGTTGCATCAACATCATCTCCCTCATCTGCTCCCTAAATTCCAGTTGAACCTGTTCCTGAGCCATCAGACTGATGTGTTCCAAGATATTCTTCTGTATCGCCGCCATGATCGCGGGATTATTTCTGACCATGTTGGTCGACATGAAATTTAAGTGAGCAGTTATATGTGCTCTATGGTCTTGACCAGGAAAAGCTTGGAAAGGTTTTCCAGCCAATGCATTGATGTGTTCCATGCTCGGATCCATCGGAGCGTTAGGTGCTGGTGGTGGTAAAACCGCATCAACATCCTTGACACCAATGGCGTTATACATGTTACGATATACCTGATAGAGATTATGTATCTGTGGGTTGGACGTTGCGAGTTGCAACTGTGTCTGTGCCAATGTTATCCTCTGTGACATCGAGAAGATATTAGGGTCAGCCACCGGTATGACATCCACCCTATCGTCGAAGTCTGCCTGTTTGATGTTTCGTGCTCCACCGACAACGTCGTATGGATACTCTGGTGGCAGATATTGTGATACCACCTTCGCTAATAATTTGAACTCGTCCTTCATCGCTGCGTAACATCTTTTGTGTATCGCACTCATGACCCGTGAGCCACGTTCCAATAATGCGATCGTTGTTCCGACCGCCGCCGCCTGATTGCCGTCGCCCACCTGCATGTCAGCGATGCTAGCGAACCTCTGACCAGCGGATACCACGACACCCATCAATTGTAATAGTGTTGCCGATGGTTCCTTATATGGCAGTGGAAAGAATGCATCCCTCAGGTTTCCACCTGGTGCATCGACATCCTTGAACTCGCCCGGTTGTATGGGAGATGCCTCATCCCTCACCCTTACACCACGCTGTTTGAAACCAGCTGGTAGATTGGATAGGGTACCCGCATCCAATAACTGACGGAGAGCAGCCGTTGCGGTTCTGCTCAGTCCGCCAATCATGTGAATCAATCCGAATCCATAAAATCCTAGACCTGGGAGAAATTTAAAATGAACAAAATATTGGATCTTATTCTTCTTCGGATCATCGGGTGCGTAATTCCTTCTTATGGATAATATATCCCTGCTGCCCTCCTCCACGGTAACTATGTATGGGAGCTTGACACCTGTGGGTTCGCCATCCGCGCCAATCTCCTCGAAGCCCTCGAGATCAAGATTAACGTGACACTCGAGAAGGGTATACATCGTCTCCTGTTTTCCCGTCTTCTTGGTTCCATCCAACTCCTTCTCCTTCTTCTCGACGGAGTTTCTCTCGACATTACTCGGAGGGGATAATTCTATATCTCTATAGAAACCATTGACCTGTTGTTTTCTGAGTTCGTTCTCAGACATCTTGAATACATGGATGACCGACTCAGCATCATCTATGGATGTCGCCGTGTAAGGCACCACCAGTTCGTCTGCCGGTATGAATTTTGATACCACCCTTCCCAAGGGTATGTCGTAGTAGACCTTCTTGAATGTCGAACCCGCTAGTGGTAGGTGGAACAACATCGAGTCGAACTCCTCCTCATATTCCTTCATCTGATCCATGATCAGATAGTTCATGTAATCCTTGACACGCTGTGCCTGTAATTCAGTCTGTTGATTCTTGACACCTATGATCTGTGTTCTGACAGGTCCGTCGCTTGGTAATAATTCCTTGTATGCCTGAGCCTGAAACTGTGTGACCGCCTCAGCCAGAACTGGATGTGTTGCACCACTCGCTCCCTGAAATGGTTCCGTCCTATTCTCATATTTGAATCCGAGAAGATCCAATCCCGTCGTGTAGGATTGTTCCCAGTCCTTTCTCGATGCCTTGTAGTCCATATAGTTCTGAACCATGTCAGAACCGATCGGTTGTAATATGTCATCTGGTAATATGTCCGCTAGATTATCAAAATGATTCTCGGTTCCTGGCACATTGATTGCACCCGGTTCAAAATCTAAAGTTGCACCACCATCCTCTTCGGGTATGACCTCTATAGGTCCTTTGTTATCTTCAGGTTCCTTAACACTAACTTCTTCTATTTCCTCTTGCGAGGGAACCTCTATCTTTGTCCGAGTGTTCGGAAGACCCTTGTCTATTTCTGCCATTTAATTTCTCCAGTTTGACTGTCTTAACAGTATTATAGTTAATATTCAACCCCTGTGGATTAGGTCCACGAAGAGGAGGTATGGTTGTCGTGAGTTTCTTAACCATTATTCTCCTAGCATCCTAGCCAGTCCACCCTTTTCAAATTTTAATTTTATTCCAGCTCCAGCAGTTTTGTCTCCACTAAAAGGATTTATCTCACCACCTATCGTATAGAATAGATTACCGTCTGGATTTCCCACTGTTTTTTCATAACCAAATGACCCACTTCTATCCTCAGATAATAGATCGCTACCTTTTGCAAAGAAGCCATTTTTATTCAAAGCTAGATTCAAATTAGGTGTTGAACCGCCCTCTAGTATTTCTTTTGAGATGTTTGCACTCAATATCCCATCGTTGTAACTTAGACTAGGGATTAGATCTGAGCTCTTGTAGGTTTTACCATCTATGGTGAAAGTATCCACATTACCTGTCGCTCCCACTTTAAAATTTTTGGGGAGATCAAATTTTTTATTAAAAGCTAAATTGGTTCTCCTAAAATCATCTGTATCAGTTATAGATCCTTTTAGTTCATTATTAAGATTAAAACCTAATTCAGATTTTAATAGTTCACTATCCTTAGTATCAGCCTTACCAGTTAGATTTAAACCGCCAAAATTAAAAGCAGCATCTGTTTGTAAGATACCCTCTTCGATATTAGGACTATAGAAATTAAAGTTGCCTATATTAAATGTGCCAGAGGTCTCTGATTGATCCCCTTGGGTATTGATAGCTCTTACCAAAGTTAAACCCTCTATAGGAGAAAGCTCTAGTTCACCTACTGCTTGGTCTATGGTTTCTTTGGCTAACTTCTTATCAACAAACCCATCGTCTGTGATAAATTTTTTATTTGGGTATTTCAGATTAAGTTCTATAAGTTTGTTGGTAAATAGATTTTTCTGTTTCTCTTTTACCTCTCTAAATTTTTCATAATTCATTCCCCTGAAAAAAGGATTATCCCCTGATTTTAATTTCTTAAACTCCTCAATCGTTCTAAACATCTCTGCCTCTTTATCTACTTTCTTGGGCTGACTATCTAAAATTTTTTTTAATATTTCACTTTGAATTTTTTCCATAGGATCATTTTTATCAACGAGACCGGCCTGATTATAGGCTGCACGTATAATCCCACCTTCAGATTTATTTAATCTCATCTCCTCTAGTATCAAAAGAATATTAGATAGCTCTGACATATTGGGATCATAGTCCTCACGAAACCTTCTATTAAAATCTGCTTTTCTAGCCTTACTGAAATTTTTTGAATATTTGTCCGATAGATATGACATCAGTAATAATTCCTTTTACGTTGTTCGACCCTTTCGTCGATATAATCCTCAGGGTGATCGATCAGACCTCCCTGTCTGAATCTCATGATCGCCTGTGTCGTGCTATCGACCAGATCATCATGATCGCCATATGGGAACGCAGCGCACTCCTCTATGACCTCCTCGGCAAATTTCTGCTCTGGAGCCCATATCATACCACTTTCAAACAAAGGTGCAACCGCATTTACACGTGCGTGCTTATCATTTCCTTTGGATGGTGAGAAGTTCACGACAGGTATATCCATCTTCCTAAGCTCGTATGTGAGAGGAAGACCACTAGCTTTCGCCTCGACGATGACCGTCTCGGGTTTCCAATACTCGTACTGTTCGAGGGCTAATCTTCTCAATTCTGGGAACTCGTATCTCCCTTTGATAGCATCGAGTAGTATTAGGTTCGCCCCCTCATCCTCGTTGGGATACCAGATACCCCAGGTGGTGATGGCCGAATAATCCGCCGTCTCCTTCTTCAGGAAGGCCGTGTCGTAGGACTGTATCACGTGTTGCAACTGTGGTATCTCCTCGTCGGTATACTTACGCCACCACTCACGTTTCAGTATCGCACCCTCCTCTGCCGTCGGGTTCTGCATCCACTGTGCGTTCCATTTTGCGACTGGCAATGTCGCCTGTACCTTCTCCAACTCGTCCAGCTTCCAATATTCGGGCCATACGGGTTTGGCTATCTTAGATCCGTGGTCCATGATCGCCGGAAACTCGACCACGTGCCACTGATCGGCTTTAGGTTCTGTCTGATTCTTGACAAGCATACCTGTCAGATCCTTGGTGCTCCAACGTGTCATGACCAATACTATCTTGCCTCCAGGCTGCAGACGCTGACGTGGTCCCGATGTATACCACTCGTATGCCGACTCCAAGGCGACCTTGGACATCGCATCCTGTTCCGAGTGTGGGTCATCAATGATTAATAGATCTGCACCACGACCCGTGATCGCACCGCCGACACCAGCTGCAAAGTATTCTCCACCCTGTGCCGTCTCCCAACGTCCCGCTGCCTTGCTATCCTCCTGCAGTGTCGTCTTGAAGATCTTTGCATAGTCCTCGCTGTCGATCAGGTTCTTGGCCTTACGTCCGAATCTTATCGCGAGCTCACCCGTGTGCGTCGCCTGTATTATCTTGAGCTTTGGCTCACGGCCCACCATCCAAGCAGGAAGTAAGTATGAGGCAAACTCCGACTTGGTATGTCTGGGAGGCATGTTGATTATCAAACGATTTATCTCACCGTTTGCTAATTTGTTAAATTTGTCAGCAATGTGTCTGTGATGGGAACCCTCTACAAAATCAGGCCACACACATTTTACAAAACTTAGAAAATCATTCTTAGCTTTGTTCTGTATCTTTTTTTCAGCATACATAACCTTTAGCTGCAAGAACTGTTTTCTAACATCTGAGGGTAACTTGCTTATATCTACTGTATCCAAATTCATTTAAAATTTTGCAAAATTTTTTTCAAACCAATTAAATTTTTTTAAAAAATTTTTTAGGGTTACTATACCTAACGAAAACGTTTTTACCAACCTTAACTGTATAAGTCTTGCACCTTGCGCCGTGCATTAGGATCCCTTTTTATTTTTAAGGGGGGTCGGTGTTGCTTGTTTTTTGTTTTTTGGCTTTTGTTTAGGATCCCTTAACCAATAACCACGACCCAAGAACCTTGATTTATTACTATTGATAATAGTGCGTTATCAATAGTAATTCCGATAACGATCAATTATCGGAACTTATAAAGAATTAAAAACTTTCTTAATATCCTCGTATCCTTGAGCCAATGCCCTTGATTTATAACCCACGTTTAAAAGTTCATGGATCTTTGACCCTTCAAAAAGTTTCGGAGATCTCGGATCTTGCCCCTTAACAAGGATAAAAGTATTCTTCGGATGTTTAAAATGGAACGCAATTTGATGAGGTGAAAAGTTGATCTTGTTACCTCTCGCAACTTTTAATTCTACTGTAAAAAAGGTGCCATTAACATTGTAAGCCAATAAATCAGCAACCCCATGAAGGACAGAATTTTCAAGTCTAATCCAACTAATTTGATTAATATTCTTTTTGATTTCGTTATAAAATTTACTTTCATTCTTCATTTATTTTTAAAGTAACATTTACATTTAAAGCTCTACAATTTCAAGTTGAAAACACAATATATTGTGTCTGAGCTGGGGGACCTACTATATCTAGTAATTTTAAAAAATAGTTAATTATTTTCTTGAATTCTGTTTTTTCTCCTATAATCTCCCTCATATATAAATATAAAAGAAAGGATAAAAACAAATGACTAAGTATGTTTATAACAAAGACAGTTTTGAAAATGCTGTTGAAGTAAATAATTATCCATGGGGATTTAGATTAAAAACTAAAAGAAGAACATGGATTGAAACAGACAAGAACAAAGGCGACAGAGTTTGTTTCTGTACTTTGAACCCTAAAACAAATAAATGGTGTGCTGTTAAAAAGTCGACTTATAATGCTGTTGATGTTTTATTAATTGATGAGAATGAACACATCAAATCAATTGGACTTTGGAAATATGGAACAAATGAAAAGGATCTTGAAAACTTTCTTTCTAAGATTGATTATAATTCTTTAAGTTTGTTACAAAAGAAACAGATTGAGAGAATAAAAGCAATCAACAAAGTTATGGAAAAAGTAACAGTCAAGATTGAAAAAGTTTCTGAATATAACTTATCCGATCCAAAAGATTTGGAGAGAATGAGACAAGACAACAATTCAGAAGAAACTAAAAAGAGGGAGGAAGAAAAAAGAAAGGTTGAAGGTCAAATTGTTAGTGCGATTAATAGCACATATAATCAAGCATTGATTAAAAACAATTTGAAATAGATCGAAACACCCCCAATTGGGGGTGTATTGGGGTAAATCCTCAACTGATGAGATCAGAAACAATTATGTTTTTTATAGTTGATTTTACTATTTATAGGACTATAAAGGACATTAAAAAGGAGAAAGAAAAAAATGAAAATAGAAACAATAAGAAAAAAACCAACGTGGGAAATTAAAGCTATGATTAAAGCATTAAGTCAACCAATATCAAGTTTTTTAAATACTGATGAAGATAATGAAAGACTTGAAAATTGTAAATTGGTTTTAAATGAAAGGAAAAAATAAAATGGGATATACAAACTATTGGACACAAAAAAAACCTTTTAATAATAGTCAATGGAATATTATTAAAAAGGAATACGACTACATCAAAGAAAATTTTTCAGATGATGACGGAATAATAGAAGACCAAACAGAAAAATCAGATGAAATTATTTTCAATGGTAAATCAAAAAATAACCTAGATCATGAAACTTTTGTTTTAACAAAAGATTTCAGAGAACCTTTTTATAATGGGGATGATGTAAAATTTAATTTTTGTAAAACTGCTAGAAAGCCTTACGATCTCGCAGTTTGGCATTTGTTAACATTTGTTAAAATGATTGCCCCCAACTCAATCGATATAAGGAGAGATGGTTGGTATAATGGAAGAAAGGAGAACGATTAAAATGAAAAATATATTTGAAAGTAAAAAAGAAGATTTTGAAATAAAAGAATACAAAATTAAAATCAAAAATATTAATAATAATGATGGTCATTTTTATTTTAATGCTAAGACAAAAAAAACTATAAATTTAAATAAAAAGAAAGGAGAACGATTAAAATGACATTTGAAGAACATTTTAAAAGTTTAATTGCGGATCTTAATAATAGATTTCCTCAATTAGTGAAAAAATATAATTTATGTGTAACTCATAGTGGGGGTGGTTGTTTCCATGTTGACTATGTTTTAAACAATAAATTATCAGTATCAATTAATCCATTTAACGAAGATGTTGAATATGATGTTCCAAAGGATAAAAATACAAAATGTCTATTTGGGATCTATAATGAAGATGGAGAACAAGCAAAAACTTTTATTAAACCATTTGAGGAAGGTTTAAAAAAGTTAGAAAAAATGAAAGGAGAAAAATAAAATGGTAAAAATAATAACTAATCAAAGTGGGGCGAAGGGTTTCGTCTGTCAAGGTCAATTTATAACAGATCCTTATTCAACGGAATGCATGAGGGGTGTAGTTGATCCGAAACAATACTATGGTTTAACTGATGATGAATTAATTCATTTTAAACATCTAAAACCATTAAAAGAAGAACCACAACCAAGTTATGAGGAACTAGTGAAAGATTTAAAAGGAATGAAATTTTTCATTGTTGTGGGGATGCAAATAGTCCTTCATCGCATAATGTTGACGATCCAATTAAATTTTTTGATGAATATCATTATGGAGATGATGTAGTCAAAGATTTAAAAGAAATGGCAGTTGGCGAAAAATACAATGTTGATGAAATGATGCAAGACATTGAAATATTAAGATATGAATAGAAAGGATAAAAAATGAAAACATATAAAATAATAATACATGATCCAAACAAAGTTGATTTAGATAATGATAAGTTTACAAAACAATCAACTATATTTGAAGATTATAAAGAGTTTGATAGTAGACATGAGTTAAAAGAATGGCTTTTAGATTATGTTGAAATAATTGAAATGATATAGAAAGGAGAAAGAATGAAAGATAAAAAAAACACAGATCTTGCAAAGTGGAATAAAGAAAAACAAGTATATGAATAGGAAAAAAAATTTACCAACTCAAGATAATGTAAAAAGGCTCATGGAACAAACTTTAAAAAATATCTTGAGTTGTGTAGGTGGGGTATATTATAATAAATATAAATTAAAGTTAGAAAGGAAAAAGAAAAATGGCAAAATATAAAGTTAAATTGACTTTTATTGAAGAAGTTGAAGCTACAAGTAAAGAAGATGCAATAATAATTGCTTATGATGGAGTTATTGAAAGTGGTTATACTAATGTTAAAGTGAAAAAAATAGAAAGTGAGGAAGAATGAAATTAAGTGAAAAACAACAAGAACAAATCATGAAAGACAACCCAATGGAAGGGTTTGACATTTGTTCAAAATGCGAAAATGTTCAGTTATACGGCACAATGAAAGATATTAATGAAATTGATTTTGATTTAATATGTGAAGAATGTGAAATGAGTGAGGGAAAAGAATGAAAGCAAAAGATTATAAAGGCATTGAAGACTATATAAAGCAGAAAGACATAGAGAAGAAAAAAAGAATGTTGAAGGGCACAATTATTTGCAAAGCAAAAAAATGTAATAATTATTTATATGGGAATCAAAGCACGATGAACATAGAATATTGCTCAGAATGTTTATAAGCTCTAGTGTTGTATTTTTGCAACGTGCTGCATTTATGCAACACAACCAGGAATTGAAAAAAAATGTTTCATGTGAAACTTTTTTGTTTGACATTAAATAAAGGATAGTATAGGACTATATTTAATGTTTAATAATTTAAAAAATAAAAAAGGAGAAAAAAATGAAAAAACAAAAAATACCTTTTTACGAAAAGTTCGATCCTGTTGAACTTTGGATGTGGAGAAACAAAAAACATCTTCCAAGTTTATTAAAGATGACTTCATATCGTGGAACTTATGGCTCTAGAAACTCAAAGTGGAGATATGATTTTTCTACAGGCGAATTTACATGGAACAGATTTCATCAAGTAGATAAACATAAATGGGAAAAAGAACCAACACAAATGAGAATATCTGCACGTAAACTTTTAAAAGCATCTATCAATGATGAAAGTCCAATGTGGATAGAGTTTCAAAAAGCACTTAAACAAAAAGAGGAGGAAGAAAAAAATGATTGAAGATAAACAAAGAGAATATAGAGAAAAAGTTTTAGCTAAAGTTAGAGAAAGGGAGAAAGAGATATCAGATAAAGCAAAAGAAAAAAGAAGAAAAGAAAAACCATATAGAATATTGGAACATGATTTAAAAGTGAGAGAGTTTAAAAAACTACACCCAAATAAAGAACTTACAAAAAGACATATGTGGAGAAATGGTGAACTAGTGCTTGTTGAAGTATGTGAACTAAAAGAAAATAATTTAATTGTAAGAGAGGAGAAAGCAGAAAAAGAAAAATGGGAAAGAATAAATGCTTGGAAAGAAAAAATGAAAAAAGCAAATATTAAACCTAAACCAAAAAAATTTTTTAAATCACCACAAGATTTATCAGTGCATACTCATAGTAAATGTAGAGTGCCTGTATTTGCAAAAAGAAAGGGAGAGTGAGTGTCTGATAAAATTAAAATAGAATTAAAAAAAGAAACTATAAAACAATCTGCATCTATGGTTGATGTAATGATGGCAAATGGAAGTTTGTATGAAGATCACCCACTTGTTATTTTAATAAAGGAGATTGTTGACGAGTGTTTAAAAATTAAGAAAGGAGGTAAGAAAGATGGAAAAAGATAAATTAGATTTAATTAAAAAAATAATTACTTTGGTCGACACTAAAGAAGGTCTTAAAAAAGTCGAAAATGCAGTTGATGAAGTTTTAAGAACTCAATGGGATAAAGAGGCAAGAGAGAAAAAAGAGTTTGAACAATGGAGAAAGGAGAAAAACTCTAATTCTGAAATAGACTTACCTCTTTAAAATGAGTCTAAGGGCTTGGTAGTGTTACATGCCATGCCCTTAGTAATCTTTAATATATCCTGGAGGTAGTATTAATTTTTCCTCTCTATTTGGTTTTAAAACAACTCTTATTGACGTATCTTTTGGGTTGTTGCTTTCATGAACTTCAATTCTTTTGATTTCTTCTAGATAACCTTTACTAGTCATGATGTAAATTCTTGCGTTACTAACAGCATTACCTCTCATACCATTAGCACCCTCAGTAAATTTATCTAAATATTCTTGTAAGTGTTTAACGAACATTTTTAGAAAGATCCTCTATTACTCTTTTATAGCCTTCAACTAAATTTTTATTTTGTTCATTTTCTGCTTTTATTTGTTTTAGCTGCCAAATCTCTTTCTTTTGTTCTTTAATCAACATTTTATAACCATTAAGAGTGTCTTGTAGTGTAGCTTTTTGTTTTTTTAAATGTTCTATTCTTTCCTCTAAATCGTTTGACCCTCTTCCATAAACTTTCATAGTTGACAATATAGGAGGGTTACCTTAAAAAGTCAATTATGGGTGTACCAAAAAGATTAACAGAAATGCAACAAAGGTTCGCTGAATTACTAGTTTTTGGTGATGAAAGTGGAGTATTAACGCAATCAGAAGCAGCAATTAAAGCGGGATATTCTCCCAAAAGAGCGAGGCAAGAAGGGTCTGAACTATGTAATCCAAGATTGTCTCCGCTTGTAGTGAAATATATCGGTGAGCTCAAAGAAGAAAGATTAAAAAAACATGAAGTTACTTACGAAGGTCATGTTGCAGAGCTTGCTCGATTAAGAGAAGCAGCTTTAAAAAAAGGGAGTTTTTCCTCTGCGGTAAATGCCGAAGCAAACCGAGGGAAAGCCGCAGGATTATACATAGACAGGAAAATAATAAAAACAGGAAAGCTAGAGGACTTATCAGAAGCAGAGCTAGAAAATAAAATGAAACAAATTCTATCAGACTACGAACCGCTTTTAAAAGCGAAAACTGTCGAAGGCGAGTCATCAGACATTAAATCTTCTGAATCTTCTTTACCCAAGCCCGAGGAATCATAGTTCTATCACCGAACTGATAACCATCTTCATCTTTATCGTAGGACGCAAACAACTTTATTGAGTCTTTATCTTTTGAATACAACCAACCTTCATTAACAGGTTTAGCTAATTTCATTCTATCAAACTCTTTGTCTGTTGCCCAGCCCGAGTCACTCACACAGTCGATCCACTCCACTCGAACTTTCGGATAAGGTATTTCGGGAGTTTCAATTGAGGCAGTAGCTTTTCTTCTTT